TTGAAGGTAATGTCAGAGATGACAATCCTTTCACTGGTGGCGGCGGAGGAGATGATAATAATCCTCCATTTACGATTAACACTGTTGTTGAAAGTAAAGACGTTCCAATTATTGATAAATCAATACCTACTGTAGTTGGGTTAGAAGCTTTGTTAGCAGACAAAGGAAAATTTAAAGCAGTGTTTGATGCTGAAGAAGCTATTAAAGATGTAGATCTAGGTTCTGGCGCTATGTTATCTTATGATGGTTCTATAGGACCTGTAGATGTAAACGCTATGGCAAATCTTTCAGGAGATAAAAGTCTTAATCTTGGATATCAAACAAAAGGTGGAACTAACCTTGGTTTTGAGACCGATCTTGATGATAATACTATGTTTAAAGTTAGTAAAACTTTTGCCAAAGGCGGCCTAGCTAAGATCCTGGAGGTCTAATGGCTGTTAAGCTTACCGACGAACAATTTATAAAAGAATACGCTGCTTTTCAAAAGCGAATGAAAAATTTGGGTACTGATATCCAATTTGCAAATTATTTAAATACTAAAAATTATTACATAAGATACCCAAGTAAGGCTGGAAAATTAGATGATAATACTATTTTTAATAGAAGAAAAATTTTAGAAATTAAATCTCCCGTTCAAACTGGAACAGATCCATTAAAAAGAAAACGTTTTGAAGACATAACAGAATTTACAACTAAAGAAGTTGCAAAAGCAAACGCAGGTGAAAAATATACTCAAATAGAGGATATAAAAAAGAAAGTATTAAAAAAATTTAAATTAACATCTTTTCCAAATTTTAAATCAGACGGGTATCCTGTTTTAAAAGAACTCGAAAGTTATGCAGACAAAGCAGATAAGGTTTTAAAAAATATGCTTATGGAAGACAAACCTGTCCCTAAAAATTGGGGTGAGGTGGTAATGAACAGAATAGGTATAAAAGATAAACAAAATTTTTCTACTATTTTAAAAAGCGGTGCAGTTCCAACTTACGAAGTTATTAAGGATCAAGGGGCCGATTATATTAGAGTTAATTATGGAAGAGAGTTTCCAAAAGCTTTTTACTCACTACCTTTTTCAGAACAACTAACTTATGCAGTAGAGATGCAAGAAGGAAGACCTGTATTTACGAATATTCCCAATAAATATGGTGGAAGACCCGACCACAAAATAATGTCTTTTGCAAAAAGAAGTTGGAATAATACAAAGGGAGAAGGTCCTATAAAATTTTTTAATAAAAAAACAGGGGAAATTATTCCATGGAATTTTGGAACTAAACTTCCATTTAATGATGTTGCTTTTTCGTATGAAGGAAAGCTTCATTCTTATGATGACATAAAAGACATTAATTATATGAAAAAATATTTTCCAGAAACATACGACACAGTAATTAATTTAAAAAAATTAAAAAATAAATCAGTAGATAGTCCTTTTGGTGATGGTAAAATAAAAGTTCATGATTTAGTAAAAAGAATTCAAGTTGAAGGATATAACTGGAGTCCTAAGATGGTTGCTGTCATGGATATACTTCATGGATCAGAAGGTGTATCTAAAAAACCGTTTACAGATCTTTCTTACAATACAAGAGACATTAATCAGTTAATGTCTGGTGTAGAACAACAAATGAGACAAGGAATAGTTTCTAAAAAAGAAGGAACTACTTTTTTAAAAAACTTAGCTACAGCTTTGCCTGGTGATGAAACAGATATTATAAAAAGACAATTTAATTTAGCCGAAAAAATAAAGTCAGGAGAAACATTAAATTATAAAAACATGGCGCAAGAAGTTAGAGGTTTATTTGAATCTACAGATAGACCTACAATAATACAAATAAGGAAAGCGGTAGGTTGTCCAGATTTTGCTGAGGGTGGTCGTGTGGGTCTACAATCAGGAGGGGACATATTAAGTTGTCCTATGAAAAAATTTGAAAAAGATCCCGTTGGGTTTACAAATAAAATAAACCAACTCGAAGAAACTACTTCTGGATTAACTAAATTTAAAAATGCTGCTACTAGTTTTTTACAAAGTCCATTAGCAAGAGGTGCTGGTAAGTTTGGTGCACTAGCTGCAGTCGGTGCAGCAACAGCAGGTGCTGTTAAAAAATTTATGAACGATGATCCAACAACTTATCTATCAAACGAAGAGCAGCAAAAAAATATGTTGATTGACATGGTGACAGGATCGTTAGACGATACACCACAAGAAAGACCAGCAATATTAGATTATCAATTACCAGTTCTTGGAGCTGGTGCTGTAGCAGGAACTGCAGCAGTCGCACCTTCTACAATTGAAGCAGCGAGAAGTGGAGCGTTAGGTGCAACTAAATCTGGAATTACAAAGACAGCATTAAAAACTTTAGGAAGAGGT